TTACTTAATAATTACATGTTCCTCACGTATCCAACGATTACCACCAATATCAATATGCCCATCTTGTCTATTAAACAATTGATACGGCTCACTTCCATCTACAAAACCAGTGTCATTGCCGTTCGGTCCATCGTAATTTCGGATTTGATACCCTGACCAATATTTAGTGTATGCATAGAACCATTGGACATCAAAATGTTTTAGGTAAGCCCACTGTTTTTCATTTCCAAGGCAGATCATATTTTTTTCTCCACCACCCCAGTATCCTTTCTGGATTAAGTAAGGGATTTTTTGTGTAATACGTCCAGCAAAAATAGGATCAGCAGGATTTTCATATAAATTCACACCATAACCATCATCGTATTTCGATGTTGCATGTCCAATTCCCTCTTTTTGAATAGGCTGAATTGGATCAATTGGGTTAATTGGATTTAGTTCATTACCACCAATAAACCAAGATAATGGCTTGTCTCCATTTAGAACATTTAAGTCAACTTTTCCTACACCATCAAGCCAACCGCCTGTTTCTCCGTCTGCATATTGCCATAGATCACACGCATAGGCAGGTTTATTACTTCCATAACGAGGAATCCATAAAAAGTCTGCTTTCACCTTATTTAAACCATATTGATTGTACATATGATGTGATACATAAAATCCGACTTTCCAACCTGCCGCTTTACATGCATCAATAAAGGCTTGAGAAGCAGCTGCTAGATTGTCGGGGCCACAACTTTTTAATGTATCATCCTCACAATCCAGCACTAAGAATTTAGCATTTGAATTTGTTCTTTTCATAAAATCGTTCGCTTCCACAATTGCATCATTAACAGAAACATAGCATCCATACGCATAGGCAGCATGTGGAATGCCACGCTTCTCTAATTGCGCTACATGTTGTTTATATAATCCATCTACTGTATCTGATCCATATTGAACACGGCAAATCGCTAAACTAAGTTGAGGAGCTAATACATCCCAGTTAATGCTGTCATTCCATTTTGAAATATCGATAATATGTTTTTTCATTATTGAACATCTCCCTTTTTCTCTTCTTGTTTTTGTTTACCACCTAAAATTTCAACTGCATTCGTTAATGCTGAAGGTAACGGGATTCCCATACGGCCAGCATTTTCTAAAAGTGATAGCAATTCATTACCCATGAAGAAAAAGATTGTTGCTTCACGAATAGCGCTGTTACTTCCAAACGCTGTATCTAATTGCGCTGCCACTCCAACCAAAAGAAAAAGCACCACCTTTTTGGCGATGCCTTTAAAACCTACTTTACTTTTTAACTCTCCGTTGTATCCTGCTGCTATCATGCCAGTTAAATAATCTATAACTGCCATCGTCACTAAGATTTTCAATGTTGCATCCCATCCTCCCAAGAAATACCCACAGAAGCCACCAAACGTGGCTATAAATGTTTTCATTAATACATCAATACGATCCATCTTTCCATCTCCTTTAGGTAATAAAAAAAGACCAGCTTACGGCTGCTCTATTTGAATTGTATTTTCAGTTGTTACTGGTTCTTGTGGAGGATGTACACCTGTAAGTTTAAAATAATCATTTGCACAAATGCGCCTTTTAGCAACTCCTAAGTTCAATTCATATAATTTTGCTCCACAACCACATAATTCACATTTTGTTAATACCCTAAAACCAATAGTCCCGTCAGCCATTTCCCTCCATACCTCAACTTTACTAGTATCATTGGCAATCCCTGCATTATCTAACATGTCAGCAGGTACTTGTATAAAAACGCCTGTTTCTGTTCGTTTTATATCTACTATTCTCCCCATATAAGGAAGTGTTGCTCCTTCCTGAAAAGGCATCATATAGTTAATATCCATGTCCTATCCTTCCTTTCTATCCAAGTGCATTAAATTTCCAACCATTCGGAGTATTTACATAAAAACCTGGTCCAAGATTACCGTCTCTAAAAAGGATATGCCCCCAACCTTGGTATGCATTTCCGCCAAGGTTAACGCCTTGTACCGCTCGTATACTCCTAAAGAACTTAACCTCATTTTCTGTTGATACATCAAACGTTTGACCATCAGGCGCTGGGCCTATGTTGTTATTTACACCGCCTACTGAAATACTATTAAATGGCTGAATACCAGCGGCTCTTTCTGCTGCTGCTCGATCCCAGTTATACATAGATGCATATTTCCCACTGTATAGTGTCACACCTGATACGCAAATCGCTGTACCTGCACTTATTTGTCCATTTGCAGAACACACTTTAATAATCAACGCATGCTCTTGTGGTTTATAGTTTGTAGGTACTTTGAAAGTAAATGAATACCTCCTAATTTCACCATAAAATATACTTGGCTCAGGGAAGTCCATTTTTTGCTCATTCCATATGTCATAGGACACATTATCCTTAAACTTCACACAACATACGTGTAATCGTGGTTTTGCTGTTTTACGTACACCATTTATCATAGACGCTCTAAAATGAGCAGATACCGTATATTCATTTCCAGGATGTATTCCATTGTTAATTACTGCTTCTGGATAATTGTACAAATCTACCCTTGCTGCATTAATCATTTGTTCGTAATCAAATACAGATGTATTTTTTTCTATCACTACATTGCCCTGCAACTTCCAACTTAAACCATATCCACCTTCAAACCCATAGTAATCTGCATTTCCTATATTTTTCTTTCCAACACTAGAAAAATCGGAATCTGCTATTAAGTTTCGTCTTGATACTGCAGTTGTTTTTGTTCCCCATTCGTCTTGGAATAGAAAATCTAGCATTTTAACAGTTACACCATTTTTATCAATGGTAATTTTATCGCCATTAACGTTAATGATATTGGTATCAATGCCTTTTGCTGTTAACCACTTCACCATTGTATCGGCATTAATATTTACCTTTGAAACATCAATTACTAATTTTTCCGATGAAAAGTTAATAGCTGCGATGATATTCCCTTTTTTAACTTCTGCAAGGATTCCTTCATCTAACACTTGTAGTTTAGATCCTGTTTGTTTGACATAGGCATCAAAAGTATCATTCACAAAAGTTTCGTGTTTTTTAGAGATAATCGAAACACCGTCTGCATTTGCAGTAATACTTCTTTCTAACTCTATAACTTTCTTATCGTATTTTTCAGTTGCAACTTTATCAGCCAAATCTTCCATGATTTTATCTTTATCAACCATGTCATTTGGATTTTCAATATAGGAGCTTGCTTTAGTTCCTTTTTGCAGCATCGGGTGTGCCATCCAGAATGTACCGTTTTGAATAACATACGCTCTGAGCCCTACAAGAGCAGCTTCTGGTGGAGCTACTTTTGTAAATTCCTGTCTCGTCCAAGTATCATTTTTTATAGTAAAATCATAGGTGCCAGCAGAAAACTGGGTACCATCACTTTTCCAAAACACAGCAACCATTCTAATTTTCTTATTGTAATGCTCATCTATATTTTTAGTCATAAAATATGCTGAAACAACAACATCTTCACCTGGTGTGACTGGAATTCTGTTAGAAGTGAAACTGTTATAAGCAGGGCTTGTTAGCCCATTAACGGTCAATTTCATACTGGAATCACCTAAATGTGTTGTACCAGTATCTACAACTGCCGGAAATTCAGCTCCCAGTCCCCAATACTTTGTACCTTTTGTAAATCTAGTGTTTCTAATATCATTAGTTGGTCCGATTCCACCGATATAGTCCTCAACTTGCTTAATATCAACTTTACCTTCGATCTTTTGTGATGTCTGTTCAATTTTAGAATTAGCTTCAAGTATTTGTTTGCCTTGATCTGTTGTTGTAATAGTTAATTGTTTGACATCACTTGTTAGACCAGTCATTGATGTTTCAAATTTAGCAGTTCGTTCATCAAGATCTTTTACATCTTTTCCATAGTCAGGTATGAGTACTTCCCAATCACTACCTTTCCAGATTTTTAAGATACCCGGTTTACCATTTGAGATATCACGCCAAAGTGTTTTACCAGGCTCTAATCCTGTCGTCGGCGGGTTTTTGCTTTCAATAATAGCAGTTTGATAGTTCTTAAGATTTTCTTGGACTTTTTCAGCTAACAGTTTCGCTGCTTCTGATTCTTTCTGAGCACTTTCGGTTTTTTGATCATTTTCTTTTACTAGTTGTTCTAACCTATCTAATAATTCTTTATTAGCTTTGCTTCCTAACGTAGCAAGGATTCTGTTGTACATTTTTCTTAATTCTTCATTAGCATTCACAATTTCACGATAGTCTCCAAACACATATTTATCTTGTGTAGGATCAGTAAATGATTCATCACCGGCAATAACACGAGCTTCTAGATACAATTTAGGTGTGAACCCTGTATCTTTAATTCGAATTGTATCTCCTTCATTAATCAGCTCATGAGCTAGTCCAAATACACGCCCTATACTTTGTGCTTGAACATCATATGAATAAGATGTATTTACACGTTTTGCAAGTTCTGTTTTCATAAGTGTCAAAAGGCGTTGTGGTGTTATATCTTGTTCTGTTTCTGGAGTATAAAAACCAAATTTATGTTGCCCACGCTCATTCCATCGCTGAAATGCATCATTGTCTACGAGATAAGGAACGCCATTATTAATACTAGAGATGGTTATAAAGTCCCCACCTTCTTTTTTTACGAACCCCAATAAGGCTGTACAGATGTTTTGGGAATTCTCAATTCTTTTGATACCAATCAAATCTTTACCAAGAGTTACTTCTTTACCAGTATCACGCCCTCGCTTCTTCACCATATCCACATAACGGCCAACAATTTGAGAGCCTACAACTTCCGCACGGTATTGAATTTCTAATTCGAACAAGGAAGCAATATCTTTTAAAAATTTCAATGGATCTATAAATTCATCGATCGTCATCGTGTGGAAGCCAGCATATTCTGTTTTTCCTCTTTTCCACTTCGTACCTACAAGAGCCATATCAATAAACTCATTGACTGTTTTTCCTTCAATCTTCTGCGGATTAATAATGCCAGTTTTCGCAAGTTGAATCCATTCACCAGATGCATAAGCAATAATGGATCTATCATCTGCATTTTTTTCAGTTTCAGTAATGACATACGGAACAATTCGTCCATCCCTTACCTCTTTTAACACTAAATTTTGCTGCATGAGTGTAGCTGCATGATCTGTATTATCAAATACTTTAAACTCTAATGTATCAATGTTATTTTTTATCTCCCAATGTCGTTTATCATCCCGATAATCTTTTGGTTGTATATTGGAAACGATTTGACTTGTTTTAAAATCAACAACATGTAAAATTCCGCTAGGTGTTCTCATCTGAATCGCTCCCTATACGTAACCTTTGCCACTCCGACATTTGAAGGCATTATTTCTAGTTTATTTGAACCTTTTTGAACAACAGGATAATCACTAAAAATATCCTTTAGATTAATAGCTCTCTTACCATTTATCGTTACAATACTTCGCTCGGTATCAATGGTTACTTTGTCACCAACATCAAAGATATAAGGAGGATTGCTTTGCGTATTCATGTTAACTTTCCAAATTTTCAAGTCATCAATGGACATTTGCGAACAAAACATGTTGTTTGAAAACTGAGAAATACTGATTTGAACTTGAGCGACCTTACTCATATTGACGTTATTTTCGTCTACCCACACCACAAACCTTTCAGCATCATCGATCTCCGTGCCTAATATGAATTTAGAAATATATGCTTCCCATCTGTTCCCAGTTCTAGCAAGCCATAAGCGACCCCTAAAATTTGTCCAAGTATCTGGATGATCTCCATGCTCGTTGATAAAGACTTGCCCACCCGGTTTTTTACTATTCCCAACACTAGCAAATCCACTATTTTGCTCCGCTTCCCATTGAACATCTGACATAGATATACGGGCTACATAATCGCTGTTTTCATCTAACAATCCTATTTCAACCCGTCCCATTTGGTCCCAGTGAAAACTATTAATACCTACATAGGCTTGCATGATAAAGTCCTGCAAAGGGCCTTGTGGAATATTCTTTTTGGCTATACAACCATGCCATCCTTTTACTGTAGGTTCGCCCAGATATTCAGCCATAAAACGATATCCGTCTGTTTTAAACTTTCCTCCACCCGTCATATCTTCTGTTTTAGGAACATTTGTCCATCCTATGGTTGTCCCCGTTTCGTCCCATAACACACGTTGATTTCTTTCAACTGGAACCTGGTCTGCTTTCAATGGATATCCAATGCGAAAATAATTCGTTCCATTCCATACATCAAGAAATGTGGAAGGCTTCGCTACTTCAACTTCTATAATTGGATTGGACTCCACACTGCCTTTGTTTTGAATGTTCGCTAATAACCCTCGGCTGTCTAACTTAAAATCTACTGTTCGGGTTGGTCCTAATTTATAAGGCATTGGACAAATAAACTTTAAAGTACCTTTACCAAGGGTTACAAATTCATCAGGATCAAAACCTTCATCAATAACAGCCATATATGTCCTATCAGGTGTTACATCAAAGATTAATTCAACAGCTTCTTCTGTAATTAACCAAGCTGCTATTTCTTCTTTTAATGTTTCTAAATCAGAACCATCAGGAACTATAATACCTACAGGAATAGATAAAACACGCATTTCCGTTTGTGTGTTTAATAATCTTGCACCTGGATATCCTGGAACACTTAGAAAATTCCGTTTCAATGGTGCCCATGTTGGTCTTTTCCATCCTTTTTCTATTTGAACAAAGTTTTTTCGTTGATTGTTAAATGTAAAAGAACTCATGTTAACACCTCATTTCTTTATAAAATAAAAGAAACCCAAACCTAAAAGGCTGAGTTTCTTGCTGTTTCTCTATCTTGATACTCGGTTGTATATCGATAAGTACCGCGAGCCACGTCTCGACCTTCTAAAACAACAGGTACTTCCACAACTAAATCACCACCAAGCATTGGAATTACTCCACCGCCAGATGATCCAGACGAATAATTACTCACTTGATTTGATACGTTGTTTGTCATAGCTTGTCTGCTATTTGACATGCTTCCATATACGCCACTCATGACAGTTTTTAATCCTGCTAATTGACTTACAGAACTAGCCATTATACTGCTCATATCACCCATTAGTTGATTTATATCTCCTGGCATACTAAATTGTTCTCGTGGCATGGCTGCTACGATTCCTGCACCAATGTCTCCAAGTGTCTTTTTATTTAGTGGAAGCACCGCTTCTCGTCCCGCTTCTCCTGCGCCTTGCAAGTTTCCGCCATTCATTCCAAAGATAGTTGGTTTAGTGAAAATACCACCTTTTGCGCGCCAATCAATATCAATTCCTGATGGGAATGTAATATCTTTACCTAAAACGTTTTTCGTACTTGTTTGTAAGCTAAAGTGTGGAAGAGGTGGCATTTCAGGTTTTGGGATTTTCAACTTTAAACCTTCAAAGAATCCCTTGATTTTATCGATGAATCCCTTCACTCCTTCAACCGCATCCCTTATTGGGTCCATAATAAAATTTTTCGCCGCTTCAAACTTTTCTTGCGCGGCATTCTTTACAGCTTCAAATTTTTCTCTCGCTGCATTATACAAACTCTCAAATTTTTCTTTAGCTGAGTTATATGCTTCTGTAGCTGGTTGAACTACATATTGCTTCACTAAATTCCAAGCTGCAAGTGTATAGGATTTTATTTTTTCCCAATTTCCTGATATCCAATTTGCCAAATCTCCAAGTTTTTCTTTCGTTGTATTCCACAAGTCTTGCACTGGTTGAATGACATACTGCTTTATTAAATTCCAGCCTGCTAGTGTATAAGATTTAGCTGTTTCCCACTGTGAACCAAGCCAAGAGACTAAATCACTAAATTTCTCTTTTACTAAGTTCCAAGTTTCTTGGACCGGCTGAATGATATATTGTTTAAATAAATCCCATCCAATTTGTGCCGCAGCCTTTGCGATTTCCCATTGTGTACCCAGCCAAGTAACCAATTCACCAATTTGTGTACTTACCCAATTGTAAGCTTCTTGGATCGGTTGAATGATATATTGACTTATAGCTGCCCATGCAATTTGCGCTCCTGCTTGAATAAATAGCCAACCTGCTTCTAAAACTGTTGCCATAAACGAAATAATTGGATCTAAAACAGTAAGAATGGTATTCCAAGTTTCTTGCCAAGCTTGTACTAGTGCTCCCCACAATTCGGATGCGGTTGTAACTAAAGAAGACCACCAAGAGGAAGCCGTTTCAACAATTCCAGACCATAAACTACTAAAGAATTCACCTATCGGATCAAAGAAACTATGCATCATTTCTGTGAATGAAGTCCAAGCTCCTGAGAAAAATTCAACAATAGAATTCCATGCACCACTACATATCTCACCTATACCTGTCCATAAATCGCTAAAAAACTGACCTATTGGATCAAAGAATGCATGCATTGTTTCTAAAAATGAATTCCAAGCTTCACTAGATGATTGAACGATACCGTCCCAAAGTCCTATCAAATATTCTTTAATAGAATTCCAGGTTTCAATCGTCCATTTTTTAATAGAATCCCAATTTTTATAAATGGCAACGCCTAAGGCAACTATAGCGGCAATGATAATGGGGACAATAGCAACTATACTAGAAGCTACAGCCGCACCAACCCCTAATATGCTCATCACCGTTACAACTATAGGCGCAAGTGCCATAATTGCACCTGAGATTACACCAATAGCCATTGCTACTGCTGCTAAAGTGGCTGCCAATTTCGGGTTATTTGAAATCCATTCAGCTACTTTTGAAATAACATCTGCTATTACACTAAGAACTGGTTGAAGTGCAACTTGTAAATCTTGCATCGCTTTTTGGAATTTAACCGCTGGATTTGCATCCATTTTTTTTATAGATTCATTCAACTTATCCTGTTGTTGTCCAAAATCAATTGTTTTTTCTTTTGCACCTAGCAATGTATTAATGATGTTTTGTCCTTGATCCTCGTACATTGTCATTTTGTTATCGTAAAGGCTTTTTATCCTCTACTTCTTGCACTTCATATTAATGCAAGTTCGGCATACGTTTTCACTGTTAAAGTGTCGCGGTCTCGTGGAGGGATTATATCTTTTCACCCTCTATGCTCTGCCCCTGACTATATTTTATATAGCCTTCGGTTCAAGTTAGGAATCTCACCCTTCTTGCTTAATACCGCAATTTTATTTCGGCACAATTCATCATCTACCGAAAAACTTAACACCTAATTCATTACGTTTGGTTTCATCTTCAACTTGTGATAGAGCTTGTGCAATCTCGGTCATAGCTGCAGAACCTTCTTTACCACCATTAGCTACAGCTTGCCCCCATTTTTCAACTTGTTCTGCTGAAATTTGCGTACCTTCAAGAGCTTCTTTCATTGCCTTATCGACACCTTGACCAAATTCAGCTGCTTTAATACGCCCCTCTTTTAGTCCATCTAAGAGATTATCAATATTCCAAGTACCTGTTTCAACACCAGCTGCCATAATCGCTTGTACTTCTTCAGCGTTGTATCCTGCTCGCGTCAGCTGTCCACCATATTCAGCGATAATATCTAATTGTTCTGGTGGAAAACCCATTTTTAATAAGGCATCAGCCATACCGAGAGCGCCTTCTTGTGAAATGCCTAATTCATTACCGATTTCATTCGTTTCTTGAATTAATTCAGTAAAATCTATGCCAGCATAAGCATTAGAAATAACAGCTGCACTCTTTACGAAAGAAGCATTTGCTTCATCACTAACAGTGTTATTCAAAGCCCATTGTCTTCTTACACCCTCAAGTGCTTCTTCTGCATCTAATCCATAAGCTGAAATTCCTCTCACAGCATCCTCTACTGATTTTTTTGAGGATTCAGGAACGTCAAATCCTATTTCGATTTTTGTTTTTAACTTTGACATATCAAGTGCTTTTTCAACAGCTACTGCAATTCCACCACCAGCTGCAAATCCGCCAATAACATTTTCTAATCCTATTTTTAGACCTTCAAACTTCTTCTCTGTTCTTCCGGCTTCTTGTTGTAAATCTCTTAATTCATTTCGTACTTGTTGTATTGAGTTTCCAGCATCCACAGATCGTAATGCTCTCTGTAATTTCTCAATATCAGCTTCTGTCCCTAATGCTTCTCGGCCGATAATTCCAATCGCTTGTTCTAGCTGTCTACTTGTAGCCGTTCCACTTTTAATTGCATTCACAAGACGATTACCTAATGCACTAGCAAAATCATCAACGCTTTTTCCTGTAGCGTGGAATAAAGTTTCTAACTGCCTAGTTGAACTTGCTACACTTTCTTGTTCGGCTTTCATATTACCAAGTTTGTTTTTTAAGCCATTAAGTGACCCTTCTGTAAATTCAATTTCGCGCCTAAACGCACGATATTGTTCTTCAGAAATCTTACCGTTTTGAAATTGGGCCTGTACTTGTTGTTCAGCAGCCTTTAGCTTATCTAGTTTTTCAGTTGTATTCTCAATTTGTTGTGTTAATAATTTTTGTTTTTGCGCTAATGCTTCCACATTACCTGGATCAAATTTTAACAACCGTTCAACATCTTTTAGTTCTTTAGTTAAATCATTACTACGCTTATTTACATCTTTTAAGGCGTTTTGTAGTCCAGTGGTTTCCCCATCAATAGAGATAGTAATCCCTTTAATTCTTCCTGCCATATTTTCACCTCATTTCTTAGAAAGAATCGTAATCTTTTTGATTCGCTTTTCTTACTTTTTCTTTATCTGGGTTTTCCATTTCAGCAAATTCAGCAATATAATCAAAGCAATCACCAACAGTCATTTCTTCTAAATCCCAACTTGTTAGTTTCGCTTTATAACAAAGAGCAAGAAACGTATCAGTGGATAATTCTTCATCACCGAAAGTCCCTTGCTCTCCATTATTTTTCTTTATTTTTTTTTTGCTCCCATTGTCATTTGAATCAGATCATTAATTTCCGGCATAATTTCATAGATAGGGAATTCATCAAACCCATCTAACCATGTAATTGGATCTGGAATACTTGGATCGGCCGTTCTAGCATATAACCAAACAAGGTCATAAATAACCTCGAAATCAACCTTATTAAAATCTAAAGTTGAAAGATCAATAGTTGCTTCTGTGCTATCAGGTGAAGTGGTCGTACCCATAGCTCCTAAAGCAAACATATCAGCAAATAAATCACGTCTAAATTGCGCTTTATAACGTTTAACTGTTGCGGCTGTACCTTTTAATCGAACCTGTTTACCATCAATTGTGATTGTCTTTTCCATTTACTTATGCTCCTTTTTGCTCTGGTGTTTTTACATATACTTTTTTGTACCAATCGTTATAAATTGCTGTTGTTGTTTTTGAAGTTGTTTTCGTTTTAACCATACGTTTTCCATTGATATCAATAGGACTAGATACAAACTTAAGTTCATTTGTATTCGGTTCAGCTGAATTTGTTTTTGTTTTAGATGCGATAGTTGGTCGGCTTGCTGAATTATTGTACATAACGTGTCGTGTTGCATTTACATCACCATCAAACTCAAACAATAAAGCAAATGGTTTACCCTTCGCATCAGCTAATTCATTTAATACACCGTCTGTTTCGTCTAACTGTTCTCCTAACGCATCGATAGCAAATTGTTCTGGAATAGTCGCAATAGATAGCGTTCCATCATAACCTTGGTTATTACTTGCTGCATAGTAAAGCATGTCATCAGCATAGAATTCAATTAAATCTCCGCGTGGATCAAATGTTAATTCAACTGCACCTGGAATTGGGATTGGTGTTTTAAATGTAATGACCCCATCCGTAATGTCATAAAGTGCGTAATAAACGTTCTTTAAACCAAATGCAACTTTATTTTCTTTATTCATTTACATCAACCTCGTTTCATATATTTTTTGAAATAATTTCTCAGATTCAATAAAAGTCCCATACGAGTCATAAGGAATATCATGATCGTCTAGGACTTGTTCTAGCTTGGCTTCTGCAACTAAATCTTTTCTAGTTGTATAAAGCTCTATATTTAAATCATTAATTTTGTGATAGACCTTGTTATCAGCCATGAGATTGGCTGAGCCGTCCACAAGAAAACAAATATAAGGCGGTGCTGAAACTGGATTAGTTGGAGTTGCTGTGAAATGCGAATAAGCCACAGGATAACCTGTAGCTTCAAGAATCTTTGTTAATTCACCTAATGTCATTGTTGAACCGCCCTTTCGATACGTCTTGGCAATTCATCAATAACATACTCTTCAACTGGACGGATATGAATTTTCCCTGGTACTCGACCACCACCGACTTTCGCGTGTCCATTTTCTAAAAGATGTGTTAATTGTCCTTTTGTATTATGAAGTACAACACCATTACCCTCTTTTTTCTTACGCCACCCTTTACGATAAGCACCTGTTTTCTTAGGGCCACTTTGCCTTAATTTACTTACAGCAACATCTGCTACTTTATCAATTTCATTTTCTAATTTGTCTTCCACAACATTTGCATATCTTTGTAATTCTCTAGCAAGATCGCTCGCAAAATCGTTCATACTAAACATGCTCCTTTGCGATAATAGTCAATGTTTGATACATTTCATCATCATTCATTGGCGGTTCGATAATATCAAAGATACGATTCTTCATATTAATTCGCATTAATTCTGTAATACCTGTTGTATAAGGAATTACAAACCGATAAATTCGTGTAGACTGTGAAGCCGAAGCTTCAATGTACTCCGAACCTTTTACCGTTTTTATCATTGCCCACGCTTTTTTAACTTCTTGCCAATTACCTGTTTCAACTTCTTGATTCAATTCATCTTTTATTACTTCAGGTTGTTCAATGATAATTCGATTTCTACAATCACCTGTATTAAGTGGTTTCTTGTACTGAAAAGGACGCATATTAATCACCGTCCAACTTAATTTCTTCTAAAGCTTTTGCAATACCAAAACTATTAATTTCTGTTAAAAAGTTTTTAGCGAAATACTCAAGTGCATCATTATAAACATAACGAGAACGTTCAAAAACTAATTCTTTGAACGTCTCATCTTCGTTTATGTCGTATGCTCCACAATCTTTTATTAAAGCTTTATTGGATGCAAAAAGGATGCGTCTCAGGTTATCATCTTCATCATCACCTAAGTGCATCCTATCTTTAAATTGCTGTAAAATTTCATCTGAAATTATTTTGTCCATTCACATCACCCTTGAGCTGGAGGAGTTGATGTTTCTGCAACTTTTAATTCATAAACTTGTGCTGCATATTTGTCTTTTGGCTTACCTGTAGCATATTGCTTAGCGATATAAAGTGTTGCATCTTCTAACGCTAACGTTTGGTCAAACTTTTTAATTGGCTCCGTTCCACCCATTGCCGCAATATACTCTCCTTTAACAAAAAACAGCACTTTCCCTTGCGGTACAAATACTGATTCTGTAGGCGTTGGATTGAAAGGTAAGCTGGTTACATAAACTCCAGCCGCATTTAATGTTGTTGCATTCGCTTGAACATCAAATGTGTCAAACGGGTTCGTCACCATAACCACTTTCCCAGCAATATTCTTCGGCTTATCTGCATCTTTACCATCGGCCTTTAATTTTTTAGCAAGTAATTTAACAACATTTTTTAATTCATTAATTGTTTTGCGACCTGGCTCAAACGTTAATGTACCAGCAACCTTTTTATCCGGATATACACCACCAACAACATTTCCACTTGGATCTTTTAGCAAGCCAATAGGTTCATTTTTACCTGTACCAATTACAAATCCTCGCTCTAATCCAACCGCCATCGCTTCTGTAATCATTGTACGAACATAACGTTCCACCCATACAGGCCCAAGATTTAACATATCATTTGACAATGGAATAAATGCTGTTAATTTAAGTTGAGTAATTGGCTCTTTTCGGAATGTTGCGTTTAACTGCCCTTGAATATCACCAAATAATGGTCCCCATACAGCTGCACCTTCTGGATCTCCATAGATGAATTCTGTAACAGCGCCTAAATTCTCTAATCCAACGTGTTGTAAGAACGGATGCCCGTCAACTAAATCATCAAAGATTCGCTCCTGCGTTGTTTTAGGTAGAATCTCAGTATCTTTAAATCCACCATCTTGCACAACTGCATTAAAGAACTTCATTTCCTCACTCGTTAATACATTGGAACCACGAGATTGCATAATAGAACGGTCTACCATAGATTCATTTACTTGATTTAGAATATCTACTCGCACATCTGTAGCAAGTGCTTCAATCATAGAATTTAATGCTGCTGTTTGTTCTTCTGGTGTACCTTCCTGTGTTGCTTTCGCAAAAGCTAGTTTCTTTTCTTCAAAGTTATTGAATTTAATCACCATAGTTTATTTTCCTCCTAAATTTAAAAAGAGCGTACTCAAATTCTGTTTTGTATTAACAGGTTCTTGAATAGGCTCTTTTGGTTTTTGATTATTTGGTTGTTTCGTATACTTAGCTACTAAATCTTCTTTGAAATTTTCTACAACTTCTCCTTCGTCATCTTCTTGTGTATCATCAATTTCAATTTCATCCGCAATTTCATCAGCTAAACCAAGTGCAACTGCTTCCTCTGCTGTTAGCCAAGTTTCATCTTTTAAAAGTTGTTTTAATTCTTCATCTGTTCCAACAAAACGTTTCTTATAAGATGCTGCTAAAGCTGAATCAATCTTTCGTAAGTCTCGTGCTGTTTTTTCAAAAAGATCTGCATTCCCATATTCAAAGGTACTCGCTTGATGAATCATCATCATAGTATTACTAGGCATAATGATTTTATCACCTGCCATTGCAATTACAGATGCGGCACTAGCCGCCCAACCATCAATATGAACTATAATTTCTGCATTATGCTGTTTTAACTGATTACAAATTGCTACACCATCGAATGCGGAACCACCACCCGAATTAATATGAACGTGTATTTTTTCTGCTTTAACATCTTGAATTTTCCTTCTTACAGCTTCAGCATTATTTTCACTAAACCATCCACCGATTGAACCGTAAACAGTTAATTTATACTCATTTTCACCTTTAGCTTCAAAACGAATATCTCGTTTTAAGTTTAAAAGCTTATTCATATTCACTTGCTCCATCATTCCTCACCTCCTTCAGATTTATCTAATTTTGTATAGTTTTTCGTAATATGATGAACATTTAAGTTCGGATCATCAGAATCTTCATAATCTACTTCTGATCGAATCTCATTTCCTGTAAATGCACTTGAAGAAATGAGTTTATCAATACTTGTAGCAAGATCAAATATACTTTGATAAGAAACAGCCTTAACCACAATTTTTTGTCCTAAAAGATATTCTCTCATTTCAAAGAATTTAACGTTCGCTTCATCAGATAGCTTTTTTAATAATGGCCGTACTGTGAAAAGCATATAATTTTTCGTTTGCTTTTCTACATCAGCCATTTCCCCATATATCAAAGCTGTTGGAATGCCCATCGCCATAGCTACTTGATTTAAGAAACCACTTGTTACTTTATTGATTTCTTCCACACTTGGTCCATTCGCCACACCATTGTATATCTCGTTATAATTAATGCCCTTTTGTTGTGGAACAATAGCTATATCTTTTGAACCAATCGCCTTATACATGTTGTCTATAAACTCTTGTAACTTCGTTATTTGTTCTTCTGTTTTGGCACCAATCATATCCATATCAACCGTGCCACGAACTTGATTCTTACGCTTCTGTGAATTTAATATCCTACCAAATAAATCACCGTAATCTGCAAACAATCCATCGATAAGTGGAGATAGTTTATCATTTCGATACTTTAAGTGAATTACTTCGCTTTGTTTAAAACTTCGCTTAAACGTGTAATCTTTTACAGTTACATCTGTAAAAGTATCTTCATATACAGCATATTCGTTATGCTGAAATCCATCAGCAATAAGTAAATCACCATCATCTGCCTGTACAACTAAGCATTCATTATCATAAATAAGTTTACGGATGAATCTTTCCCAGAAGGTGCTGGCCGTCATATTCTTATTCGGCCTAATATTTAAGCGATAATAAAGCTCATTTTTCTCAAATACCTTACCATTTTTCACTCTAAATTCAGATTGACTAATTGTCCTTCCTAAAAATGATACACATGTATCAATCGCCAATCGTTTCATATGAAGTCTGTTTGCTGTATCAGCAATCAAATCCAAATCTAGCATAAATTCTAGCTCTTTATTTCTTTTAAATACTGAACCTAACCATCCAATTGTCATCACCCCCTTTATTAGAATTTAATATCACCTATTAGGAACTCTGTCGATTCTCGTATCTCGTCAGCTCGATAAAGAGCATGGACAAAACATTGGAATCCATCCGTTTTCCTTCTCACAGGTTCTTTTTTCTCATAAATCTTGTTACCATCATTTTTGATAACAACCAATACGTTTTGTGTATACCAACGCATAAGAGGATTATCATCAAAAATAATTTGTTTATTCGCAAAGGCCATTTCAATACGTGGTGCCAATAAGCTATGAATTGCTTTAGGGTTTCTTATAATTTCAACTTCAAAACCTTCTGCTATTAACAATGGTTTTATAGCTTCTAATCTGAAATTATCACCTATAATCTTTTTAAGTCCATAATTCTCGCGCATCTCTACAAACCAATCTACAATGTGAGATGGATTTATAGTTGGTTCGTCCACAACTGTTAGCAAGCCTTGTTCTTCCCAATCTTTAATTGGCGCAAACTTTTGTTTTTTATATTCACCAGCTTTTTTTGAATATCCATAATAAATATCAACAAATTCCTTACGTACAAATGAATGTGTTTTAAAAATATAATTACCATCTTTTCTAAACAAAAGCCCACATGCAGCAAAGTCTCGCATACTTGCAAAGTCTAATGCTCCAATACATTCTTGACCATATAAATCAGGAAATGGACGATTTGTAGCAATAATTTCTGACCATTTTGCAACAGATCGCTCTAAATTTGTAACGGGCAAGTTCATTCGTTTTGTCATGAACTCTTCTCTGTTGCTTGGATCATCCTCTAAATCTTCGTACTCTTCTTTTATCGTTTCAAGTAACCCTTCAGCATACTCACTTAATGGCTTTGATAACATAGGATTTGCAAGCTCCCAATTATCAAGATCATCAACTTCTTTTTCATCATTAAGCTTACAGATAAAAGGAAATACAGCATTCGGACGGGCTTCACCTTTTAAAACTTTCATTGCTTTTTCTTTTTGCTTATCTAAAAATCCGTCTCGTACATATCCATCTGTACCAATGTAAAACTCGCGTGGGTTTTTCTTTTTCCCTAAGCCGCTGATGTGGACGCGGACATCTTTATTGCTTTCATATTGATGTATTTCATCAAATACAACTGCACCATCTCGTAAACCATCTTTTGTATCTCCGTTTGATGTTCTAAACTTCAATATGCTTCCTGTAGCTTTAGAAACAGTTTGAGTTAATGTTGTTTTAAATGCTCGCTGCAATATTTCATTTCGTTTAACACATTTATGAACTTCATCAGGACTTGTTTTTGCTTGTTCTTCACTGTTTGCAACAACGGAAATGTTATACTCTGGAATACCATGCATTTCACTAATTAAAAAGTGAATGATGACTGATATTAATCCGTTTTTACCGCCACCACGTCCAAGCATCCACAAGAATTTGCGATAAAATACACGGCTATTTTTCTTATAAAATAAAAAGACGAATGCTATTAAGAATTTCTGAAATGATTGTAATGGAAAGTACCACTTTTCACCGAAGCGGATACATTTCTCAATCATTTCATCATCAAAATACAAGTCGTCTCTGTTTAAAACGTATTTTTCTAGATAGTCAATTAACAGTTCTCTTTCTTTGTTGAACTTTATTTTCCCACTTCTATAAAGCTCAATGTATTCATCTACATACTTTTGCCTGATCATATTAAATCACTTGGACTGTATCCCGTATTAGAAGCACCAACTTTAGGAACAAGTTTTATATCTCTTCCTAAAGCAATTAAAGAACTGTTAATTTTATTCCTCTCACTTATCAGAGGGTGGGCTTTAACAAAAACTTGAGAACCGTTTTTTACTGTTACAGACTCGCCTTCTTTATTAATGGTTTTATTTATTTTTCTAAACGCTTTAACTAGATCAATGTATCTTTCTACTTTTTCAACTTCGACTAAATCTGTAATATCAATACTATTCATAAGCTGTTCTTTTAACCTCACAATACTAACAGCCATCTCCCCCCCCCCTTACGTGCGTAATTTCGAAAAAAACCTGACAGTTAACCCCCTCCTCCGGTGCCCCTTAGAGCATTTTTTGATGAAATATTTTAAGGGGGGGTTATTACTGAATCATTTTTACCACTTTTCATCGTGTTCCCATTTGTTCTTTTTCTTTTTGAATATTCTACCGTGTTCTTTATTATGGCAATCCACACATACTGTTTCGAGATTGTCGATTTCTAATGCAAGTTCTGGATGATGTTCAAGTTCTTTTTTATGATGGACAACTAACTGTATCTTCTTACGCTTTGCACTCTCACTGTACTCATTGGTATCCGTTTGTACTCGACCGTTTCGTTTACATTCCTGGCATTCGTAGTTGTCACGCTTCTTTACTTGTTCACGTGTACTCTTCCAATCACTACTGTCATAGAACTTACGCTTCTGTTGTTTGGTTTTATATTCTTTCATCTGTCTTTACCCAGCGTGTTTGATTCCCTCTATCTCTTTCCAATAAATCTTTTATTGGTGTTTGCGTGAGATATTCTACAGAGTAAAACATTGGCTTCTGTTCATACAGCTTATAATACTTAAATCGATTAAAATCAATCCCAACCTTCTTGTACGCCTTCTCATTAGGCTTAAGGTATTTGATGTATGCTTTCTTATCAATGGGTATAAGACCAAGTGCAGCAATCCTATCGTTTAAAACGCTATCCAATTACCCTCACTCCTTAACCAAAATAAAAAGCACCCGAATGGATGCTTAGATTAAACTTATTCATTATTACTTTCTCTACTTTCATCATCATCATCATCATCTGATTTCGGGTCTAACATGCTTCCTATATCAGGCGGCAAAGTTAACTCTATGCCAGCTACTGGCTGATTATCCTCATTAAAATAATACTTCTTCACCTTATTCAATTCTTCATTTTTCTTATTTTCACTCATATTACCCCGCCTTTTATGTATGATATTAAATACTTTACTTAATATGTACATTGAGAAAGATAATATACTATTCTTTCAATCCTCACACTACTCATGCAATTTTCGCATAATGAAAGAGCAACCGTGCACCAGTTGCCCTTTCGTCAAAATCTTTTGTTATTACTATATAAATACGGTATTTATTCTTGTTCCAATCTTAATACCGTTACATTCATTCGCTCCCACAATATTAAGTAACTGGAAGAAGAGCAAAAGCCCTTCTCCGTTTACACAACGTAAATTGCAATTGAATGTGGAATCAAGAAACAACTGGTCATCCAATCTGCAACCATCGCCACCGGTCATGACGATCCATTTTCATTTATCAGGAATTTTGTGAGAAATGTTTTCCGCCACTACTCACAATACAAATATAACACGCTAATTCCAAAATAACCGGCACATATACTGCCAAAAAGCGGTCATGACTCTGCCACTTATTTTAATTCGCTAATAACCTTTATTTTCCTAGACTACCTCACTGCAACAGCCATAAAGAATAGATTGAATGTTTATTTAGGTATTATGCTTGATCTGATTGTAGAACATGTAATGGAGGCGGAATAATCCAACCTTTTTTCTTATTCAGACGAAGTAATATAGCTCCAGCTTGTGCTTTTTTCATATGAAATTGACCAAACATCATTCCAACATCTTCTCGAAGAGATTGTCCCATAGCTTGACTACATGCTACTAAGCCAGCAGCAAGATCCATAGAAACTTTAGCCGCAATTTCTGCATCATTAATACGAGCACCAGGAGGAATCGTTTCAATAGATGCAACTGGTCTTTCTGGAGGTGCTGGTGGTAATGCAACACCATTCAATTTCAATACATTTTTTAATTCTTCAACTTCTGATTGGATATCATTCTCTACAAGGTTCTCTAAAAATTTCTTTAAATCCTCGTCTCCTGTGTGGTTAATAAGAACTTGATATCCAGCAATTGCGCCTTGTGCCGCTGCAAGATAACTCCAAATCCCAAAGATTTCTCCGTAGTGCATTGGTTCATTTTGTGGATTTCCACTTAAAATACCCATAAAAATATTCCTCCTTAAAGAAATTAGACTTTTAGCAACAATACTTACTATAGAAAAAATTTTCCCAACCATGTTCTGGATTAAAGAAAATAAGTTCTTATAACTCATAAGGAACACCTTACCCAAATATAGTAATTACCTCTCATAGAATGTACCGTTACCAAAAATTTATTCTTATAAAGAATAAATACATTTCAATTAACTTAATCCATTATTATAAGTACTTTTAATAATAAAAATTAAAGATGTTTATCATAATTTCAATTCAAATGGTTTTATATATTTTCAACCGAATATTGTCTAAAGGAACTGGAGACATTACTAAATACGAAAGGAGGGAAAACCATGAAGAAAAAACTTTCATCTATTTTAGGTGCCCTATTACTAACTATTATGGTTTTTGGTACAAGCGTCCATGCTGAATACGATGGATATAATACGAATAGAGTTAACAACAATAATAATATTACAACTCGAGTTAATGACAATAACATGAATAGAGTTAATAACAATAACATGAATAGAGTTAATAATGATGTGAGAACTCGAAATGTAAATACGACAAATGATTTAAATGATAATCGTAATAAAAATAATAATTGGGCTTGGCTTGGTTTATTGGGACTAGTAGGATTATTTGGTCTTAGAAAAAAAGACAAAGAACCAGAAAGACGTTAATGTAGAACATTGCATTTAATTTTAAAAGATATTTATTTATCAAAAAAATGCAAAATGAATAAATTATGAATCGCCTTTAATAAGGCGATTTTTTATTTTTTTAAAATCAATAACAATCGCATAAAAACGGATACTATTAATCGGAAACAATGAATTTCTTAACTTGATGGTAATGGAGCGTTACGTCCATTTGATGAACTACGCTTCTTTTTTATGCCGTTTCTTCACTTACCCATATCTTATATTTTGTGTAACTAACCCTTTCACTAGAGCCCTTGATATTCATAGCTTCATAAACCTTCTCTTTTTCAGTTACACAACACATAAAAAATGGGTAATTATAAAAATCAAAAAATAAAAAGGATGTTGCTATATTTTAAATTTAATCATAGCTTTATCCATCGCATCTTGATTGACACCTATGTATCTTAACGTAACCCTTTCAGATGAATGATTAAATATCTCCATTAGTAAGGCTATATTCTTCGTCTGCATATACATGTGATACCCAAATGTCTTACGTAATGTGTGTGTTCCTATCTCATCTAATCCAAACTCTGCTGCTGTACTTCTAAGTATCTTATATGCCATGCTGCGTCCAATCGGTTTATTCTTTCCTTCACGACTCTTAATTAAATACTCATTGTCATCTCTTTCTTCAATGTACCAACGTAGTTCTCTTTTTAATGCTGGAGTCAATTGAATACGTTTCTGTTTGCCTGTCTTCTTTTCTCTCATTGAAATATGACTTCCTTTTAAATCACCAACTCTTAACTTTAAAATATCACTAATCCGTAAACCTGTATTAATACCCATTACAAACAAAATATAATTACGTTCATTATTTTCCTTCAGATATTCTTTAATCTGCTGTATTTGCTCCGGATCACGAATAGGTTGAACAAAATTCATAGATCCTCCCCTCCATTTTGCTTTTCTATTTCATACGCTTCTAATCTAAGAGCAAAAGCTAAATTATAAAATGCTCTGGACTTCCAACGACGATAAGTACGTTCAGCCATTCCAATCTCGTTATAAATCATATAATCACATACGTCTTCTTCTTCTAAATAACGCTTATTAATGATATCCCTCTGAATTCTTCCTGCACGTCCATTACCCAAACGACTTAAAAATTGATCAATGCGGAATGACATATTTTCAAGGTATTGCTCACGTTCACTACGCTTTATATTTTCTAAAGCTACATCTTCTAATGGATTTCCTACTATATTTGTAGGGCCATGATATCTCACTTCATATGAAGGAGTGACTTTCATTTCTTCTCGAACCATTCCGAACTGTTTGTAAATACGTACTTCTTCAAGAAGGCTTTCTAATTTCCCTTGTGTTGCTGCACGATCAATTTTAGATAAGAAAGTTAATTGAGTCATATATAAACGCTCCTTGTCTATTTTGTTAATAAAATACAAAAAAGCGGACACCAAACTATAGAGCGCTATCACTAATGCTCTTTATAGTTTGATGTCCGCTGGTTCTTCCAGTAGGACTAAATGTGTAATTGGTATTATTATATCATTTTCTCATATTTTAGTAACTTTCTTATTAGAAAAGGATTATTTTATTAGGTTTTCTAACAACCTTCATTTTTAAATTTTCAGATCCAGATGCACATCTAGACTCATAAACCATATGCTAATTTAAATACTTCTTAAGAAAGTAGGTGAAAACAATGCCAACTATTGTTGGAAATATGATTGTACAAAATAGTAACGGTTCTTTCAACTTAGGTGATTTTTATAACGTTTCTCCAAAGGAAAATACAAAAGCTTATAATGGTTCAGGTTCATCAAATGTTGCCTTTGTTGCCAATAACTTTAGCGGTGTTAGTGCAACAAACACATACGATTCTGATATTGCAGACCAAAACCAAGTTGGTACAGTCTAGAATTGTTCATTTCCCTCTTCCTCTCCTGAATAAAACTCAATATTCCGGCAATGCTGTAGACAACCCATTCTCCAATTCCTCTGGAGCCGAGCAGTTAGCTTTTGCTAGCTGCTCTTTTATTTTAATTAGCTTGTCACCTTTTGATAGGGCAAGCATATATTATGGATATGGAAACTTTTCACTGATAGGGCCCTCCCTACAAAGAGCACTTGTATACGGTGCTCTTTTTTGTGCGAAGATTTTCTACAAAATGAAATTTTTATTAAGTTCCCTTTCGTTCCCGCATAACATTTCCAATTACGTTTATACTATAGCTGTAACTTCAAGTTACATATCATTACTTGTAGGGCCTAATTTCTTTTGTACAACAAGTAGTTAGCTAATTGAGCTAGCTGCTTTGTTTTTTAACCATTTTTGTAGGACCGTAATTTATATGCATAATTTCCGAAGTGAAATCCATACTATATTTAGGTCTTAGGTCTTAACATCTAAAACCCTTATTTCAGCCTTAGACCTAATAAAGCGCCCCTCTCTCTTCCATGGGGCTAAGCAGTTAGCTTTTGCTAGCTGCTCTTTTTTGTATATTCTGATTTTCATTACATATAATGCTTACATACCAGCTAAAAAGGCATTCTACTCCCTAGCCCATGAACAGGTGAAACTTCTTGCCCTTTTTTATTCCACTACACTTTTGGTTTTATTTCTTACCCCTTAAACATACCTTAATATCGAAAGACGTTTAGCTCAGAGAGTTACCTCCTTATCGAAGGGCACTTGTGTATAGTGCTCTTTTTTTACTGTACAACTTCTCTTTATTCAAATGACTCACATTATTAAAGAAATCACATATGATATCACGTATTCTTTTACATTAAGAGTTTTGGTCCTAAGAGCACTTATTTAAGTGCTCTTTTTAAATTTAAGTTCCACTTCAATATGTTCACCATTGTGTAAAATGAACATATACTAACCTGACAAGACATAGTTTTTGATATAGTGGTGCACAAAAAACTTTGTGCACTATTTTTCTTCTACATAAATAAGTTATCAAATAGCGTTTTTGTTTAAAATAATAGCTCTAAACCACCTAGACACATTTACCAGTTTATTTACCACAAAATTCATGTTAAAATCCCTTGTGAGTACGACATAACTCAACCATATGAAGCCCTGTAACATTTTCTGTGGGGCTTCTTTTTTCAACAAGCACTTAGTTAATTGCGCTGACTACCTTGTTGTACAAAATGACGTTTTTGTTTAAAATCACTCGTAACCAATAATTTCAGTTTTAGTTTTCGTTTTATACTCATGCTTCGTATAACCTTTGTTATTACATAAATCACAATCTAGATATCTAATACCTTCTTTATAAACCCAACCGCTATCTGGCAAATCTGGTGGATATGCATTGTACGTTTCTTTAATTCGTCCTTCCCCTTTGCATTTAGGACATTCATAAATACAATTCCCCTTTTCGTATAATCTTTTTTATATCGTACATACTACCTACAAGCCGACTTCCCACGGCTTCACTCTTTTCAAATCGGGGCTCTCTCCTCCGTATTGTTTTAGAGCACGGCAGGTAACTTAGTCAATTACCTGCCGTTTTTACGTATAATCATAAAAATCCTTGTCCAAACTGTTTAGAGAACACATCTTAAGCCATTTGTGTCAAACTCCAGCACAGGTTATTTGTACGGCCGTTCCGATATAAGGAGCGGTCTTATTTATCTCTGCATTACTTTTCGACAAAATAACGCTTTTATATAAAATTCGTACACATTTTTGACACATCGAACACCACAATTACTTGAAAATTCGTGATAGTATTAATTCGTCGAATACGCCAAATTTCGACATATTACGACAATAATCTCTCCCCTCCGAAATCCCTGCCCCCGCGGGGATTTCTCCTTTTATTCATTAATTGTTCACTGAGTCTTCATCCTGAACAAAATTCAAGGTTTATTATTGCCCCAATTTCCAACTTGTTTGAAAAAATAAAAGCTAGGCTAAATCAACTCTGATTCTCGTTTTTCAATACGAATTACTTTTTTATTCTTGTATATCAAGGACTGCTCACCATGGCCACTTATCGGCGGCTCTATTTGACGAACTTGTCCATCTTTCACGATATAAACCATATTTTCAGCTAAAGAAATTTCCGCTCTCATTTCTGCGATATCTTCTTTAATAATCGCCACATTCACCACTCCCATGATATAATTACTTTGTCGAAAGTAGTCGGGAGTATTCTCGGCTTTTTTATTTGCTTATAAATACTGCACAACATTCTCCGGAACAAATGATTGTTCCAACGATAGATGAAGCCGTATTGGAATCGGCTCTTTGCTATCCCTTGCTCGCTTACATATCTCTTCAGCTTCTTCCCAATCAAACTGTTTATCCTCCACTCGCTTATAACGCCAAATCCCAATTGTGTAATCCTCAAATAATTCGTAACGATCATCTGGCGCTATCGTTGGTTTTAATTCGTCAATCGCCTTTGCTTGGCGTGGTATTTGTACAACAACGTCAGCAAAACGTAGTTTAGAATTTAACCGATGAACATGAGCCTTCTTAGGATCAAATGACACAACTCGTTCAACATCAAAGATTGTTAGCTGCTTTGTCATCGCTTGTTCCCTCCAATACCTGCAAGCTTGCAATTAAGATTCCTTCAAGCTGCGTTAATGTTAGTTGATCTAATGTTTGCCCATTAATTTCCGATAGTCCTAATCCCAATAATTTACGAATGATTGCTAGTTTTCTACGCTCTACTTCCTGACGTAACAACATGATTAGGCCTCCTGTTGGCGATTGAACTTACGCTCTAAATTTACAAACTTACTAAATTCTTTAATGAATGCTAGTTCAACTACACCAACTGGGCCATTTCTCTGTTTCGCTAAAATGATTTCTGTTATGTTTTTATTCTCTGTTTCACGGTCGTAATAGTCTTCGCGATATAAGAATGCAATCAAGTCTGCATCTTGCTCAATTTGACCATTTTCACGTAGGTCTGAGAGTAACGGTCTTTTATCTTGTCTGCTTTCAACAGCTCGGCTTAATTGCGATAATGCGACTACACATACATTTAACTCACGTGCCATAAGCTTCAGCTTCCGACTAATCTCACCGATTTCTTGCATACGATTCCCTCTATGCTTTGAATCACCTACAATAAGCTGCAAGTAATCAATTGCGACTAGCACCTTTTTGTCTGGGTATTTGCGCTTTAGTTTCCTAGTCTTTGCGTAAATCTCTTGCATCGTTACATTTGCTTTATCGTATATTTCTAGTGGTAAATCATTTATCAAGCCCATAGCCTGACTAATCTTTTCCCAATCCTTTAAATTACATAGATTTTTAGGGTTCTTTAATTTCGTAGCATCTATATTTCCAGTACTTGAGATCATACGCTTAAGTAACTGTTCTTCTCCCATCTCTAGCGAAAAGACCCCTGTTGCTGTATGAGCGCTTGCTGCATGGAAAGCAACGTTTAATACAAATGCTGTTTTCCCCATTGAAGGACGGGCACCGATAATAATTAAATCACCTTCTTGCAATCCTGCGGTCATTCTGTTTAAGTCGTCATAACCAGTTGGTATACCGGTTAAATCACCTACATCAATTTGCATGTTCTTATACAGATCAACTAGGGTTTCCTTTAAATTAAATTCATCTGAATAACCCGTTTCCTCAATGGCGCTTAACTCGTCAATCGATGTACTAATAACGCTCATATCTCTTTCATGCTGAAGACGATTATATAAGTTACCGGCAACCTCCTGAGCATGTCGCATCTTCCACGCCTCAATTACTAAACCTTCATGATAAGAAAAGTTTTTTGTTGTGGTAACAACTTCTGTCAGGTTTACAAAGAATCCAATTCCGCCAATTTGATTCATAAAGCTTTCATCAAATTTCCCCATGAGAGCGACAAGGTCTATTGGAACCTCAGCATCTTCTAACTCTCTCATCGCTTTAAAAATCACTTGATGTGTTGGTAAAGAAAACTGTTTTGCCTTTAGCTGACAATCTTTAATTAAATCGCCTTCTTGGATAATGCTACCTAAAACACTTTGTTCAGCTTCTGCGTTACGAATCATATCGTTACTCATTGAACCATCCACCCATTCTGTTGATTAAGTGCTGCAAGCTCTTCATCCGTTGGAATGTTTTGTTCCCATGATTGTTGCTGCTGTATTACGTTCTTAGTAGATTCTGATAAGCCTTTTTGTTGATAAGGAGCTTGTGTCGGTTGTTGCGCCTTTGCTAATCGTTGAGTACGAAATGCTTTATCAGCCACCTCCACATCTGCTACTGTTTTCAATCCTTTAAGATGCCAATCTCGTAAAATCGTATTTACGTAATTCATGTTTCTCGTATTCTTCTCTAAAGCAATTTCCATAGCTTTCACAACAAGCTCTGCATTTAAATCATCTATCCAAGCGTGAATACCATCTGCGATAAAAGGTGTAATGAATCCGAAGTTCTGCTCGTAAAAAGAAATTGGATTAACCTCAACAACTTCTTCCGCGCCTGTGCGTTCTTGTTGTTGTTGTTCTTTTTCTTTTTCTTCTTCTTTTTCTTCTTCCTTGCTAGGGTCTTGGAAGCCCCTTATAAGCCCCTCCAAACGTGCTGATAAATACTCCTTAATTCTTGGAATCTTAAATTCTTGTTGCACTTCTAATTCCAAGCAAGTTTCATAGAAATCAACTAAAAAATCCTGGTCCTTCACAGATTGAATTTCTTTTAAAACACACTTTTCAATGTTTACATTTTTAATCGGATTGAATTTTAACCAGTTGATTAAGAACAACTCTTTTGTTTTTTGGTTGTAATTAATTTTCCCGTACTCTGCGAAGCGTTCTAATAGCTTCATAACAGTTTCGCGGTTGTACCCTGTATCAGTTTCAATGATACGAAGTGGAAGCTCATAGATTCCTGATTGAGATGTTTTACTATTTGTCATCAAATATAAGTAAAAATACTTTTCCTCTGGTGTAAGATCTAAAACAAATGAATCCTGCCAAAATGAAACATGTACTGGTCTATAAACTGCCATATTATTCATCCTCCCGTTTACATATCGCGAATCCGTCCTCTACACGTAATAAGCGATAATTCTTGTATCCTATTTTGAGATATTGGTTTACTAAGTAAATTAGGTGTCGCTCTGATGTCGCTTGCTGAAATACCTTAGGGTTCAGCAACACTCTATGTAATGATTTGTCTAAAAGCATGCAGCACACTCCGTTGTTATACGAATGCTAATTTGATATAATTAATTCAAATATTTTTTCCAAAGCCATTTATCTATCACTCTGCCAAGTGGTAGATTTTTTATTTTCTACGTGTTACTAAAGAGGCGTTAACCCCTCTTGCTCTTAAATCTTTAATCACTACACGATAACTCATCGATGCCTCATGTTCTTCTTTTGTATCACGAAGCATTTTAAATTCTTTCATACATCGTTCCAGTTCTTCTTCCCAATGATTTGATTCTTCGGCTGATTTTGCATAAAACATGTTATGAATACATGCAACCATACAGTTATGAAGTTTATTCGCAAATGAAAAGTCTCCTGGGAGAACTAGATCATGAAGACGATCGTATTTATGTGTCATGGATTACATCTCCTTTCTATTTGAGTTGATGCTGTACGCATCGTTACAACCAGAAAGGAGCATTGTAGGGGATGGAGGAACAATCCCTTTCTGGTTGTAACGACAAGCACAGTGGCTTGTCCAAATAATGAATAAAATGTTATAATTGCTTTGTAGACTTTATTGCTAGCTACTGTTCTCAGGCGGTAGCTTTTTCTTTTGCCCATTTATGTTTTAAAATAAATGATGCTTCGATAATTATGATTCGAATCCCCACTAACTTCTTCTCTTGCTTTAACTCAACTGACTTTGAATCCTCACCTAGTATTTTCGCTATTTTTATTTCACCAGTTAACTTTGCATCATAACGAATTAGTTCCTTGTACTCTCCTAAGCTTGGATTCTTGTAATCTACTGTCATTTAGGTTTCCTCCCCTACAGAACTTTTGTTAAAGCCATTAAGCTATCTACCGATTGAACAATAACGTTTTCCGACATAGCCTTTTGTAACCAACTTCTTTGTATTTGCTCCATAATGCCAAAATGTGCTTGTTCCAAAGCTTGTACTACACATTGAGTTGCTTGAATTGTATCGAAGATTTCTTTTGCATGAACTGTGTATTCATGGTTCTTCTTTTCATCAGGCTTCCATGACCTTGTTGTAACTTGCAAGTTCATGATTTCCTTAGCTGCTATAATCCCCTCTTCAGCCTGTTTAATGTAGTTCATCAATTGTAGATTTACATCTTGAGTTAATCGTGGATCTGTAGGAGGTAACCCAACACCATAAATATGTTTAATTGCTTGTTGATTTAACTTTGCTCCTGTTGCATGACACCAATCCATTGCAAGCTCAAATTCTGGTTTAGAAAGTCCAGATTCAATACGGGTTAATCTTTCATGTGTAATCCCAAGGTACTTAGATAATCCTTTCTTGGTTTTCAGATGAACATTGTCACAACATTCTCTAGCATTCTGTAACAATTCCCCTATTGCTGAATTGCAGTATATGCTTGTTCCCATATCTGTTCGCCTCCATATTTAGTTTTCAAATGGTTACAATGAATTTAGTACATATGTAACTTGTCTATTTTTCATGTAAAAAGAGAGGAACTATTCCTCAATGTTTTCTTTCACTTGTATTTCTTTGATGATGGCCCAACCAGCCTTGTAATATGCTTGAAGGATTTTATCAATATCCTTTTGCGATTTTGGTTCAGGAGCCACAACATGGACTTTCGTTTTTCCAAATTCATAAGTCGCTGCATATTCTTCTTGTTGGCTCATGGTGTCACCTCTTGAAGTGCTTTTTATATGTTTATGCGACGGATCTGTTGGTACTGCCATGTTAGTTGATGGCATTTTCTCACCTACTTCCTAGTCAAAAAGTATAAGATTCTTGTACTTGTATACATCAAATTAAATCTTTTACATCACACCCAAGAATAGCAGCCAACCTTATAGCTTTTTCAAGATTTGGATTACTATAGCCATTTTCCCAATTACTTATTGTAGATTTTGTAACTTGCATTCTACCTGCAAGATCTTGTTGCGTTAACTTACTTTTTTTCCTAGATCTAATTAACTTGATATTTTTGTTCACTGTCTCGCTCCTTGTATAAGTTATTTGTACTTTTATTATAAGTATAAGATTCTTGTACGTCAATACATTTGTACAATTTTCTTGTACAAAGTTTGATGTTTCATCTATATAATGTACAATATATTTGTACTTTTTATTAACGGGAGGTGCTAAAAATGTTGAAACAAAGATTAAAAGAAACACGTAAAACACGTAAACTCACTCAACAAGAATTAGCCAATAAAGTAAATACAACTAAAGGCACCATTAGTAACTATGAGAATGGTCATAGCACTCCCTCAAACGAAATGCTAAAAGATTTAGCTAATGTTTTAGGAGTAACAACAGATTATTTATTAGGAAGAGAAGATGAATCAAGAGTATCCAATACACTGCCTGACTTAACAAAAAAAGATAGTCGTGATATTGCACGTGACTTAGAAAAAACATTAAAGGATTTAGAAAACAGTGATGAAGCGTTAATGTTTGATGGAGAACCAATAGACGACCATACAAAAGAAATGATTCGTATTTCTCTGGAGAACTCAATGCGCATGGCAAAACAATTAGCAAAACAAAAATTCACTCCAAACAAATATAAAAAAGATTGAACGGAGCGAGAAATGGAAATTAAAGAATACGCACTCAAAATCGCAGAAAAGCATGAAACAACAAATCCATTTGAAATTGCTAGACGAAAAAATATTATAGTGTTGTTTGAAGACCTTGGGAATACTCTTGGTTTTTACAACACATATAAACGCTTCAAATTCATTCATATTAATAATCAAATTGACGAAATCACTCAACGATTTGTTTGTGCACATGAATTAGGTCATGCTGTACTTCATCCTAAAGCAAACACCCCTTTCTTACGTAACCAAACATTCTTTTCGGTAGATCGTTTAGAAATTGAAGCAAATACATTTGCTGTGGAGTTGTTACTAACTGATGAAATGGTTTCTGCTTATGAAGATACTCGTTTGTCTATTCAAGAAGTTGCAGAGATTCATGGGGTTCCTGGGGGGTTCGCTCGTTTAAAAGCTTATGTTTGTTAAGAAGGTTCAAGAAATTTAATCAAATTAAGGAGGTCAATGCACATTGCCTGATATTATTAAAATCATATTAACCGCTTTAATTCCAATTGTGTTTGCGATTCCTATTATGTTCCTTAAATTTATACATCTTGAAGAAGTCGACTTGCGATTCGAAACAAAAATAAATCAAGCAAAGCTTAATTTCAACAATAACATCATTAAATATATTTTACTTTTATTAGCATTATTTCTAGCTCCTGCAATAGGATTCCATGCTATTGACGGACTTACTTTGTTAAAAAAACATTTAAGTAAAGATACTTTTCAAACCATTTTATATATGGGGCTTCTAGTATTCCTTTTATCTATTATAGTCACTAGTTTAGTTATTGAAAAATATTCACATAATACTAAACTAGTTAAAACTTTTATTTCAGTTATTTTAATTAGTTGCCTAACATTTTATTGTCCATTAGTTTCTAGTGCTATAAACGATAAAAGCATCAGTACTTTACCTGTTCTTATTGCCTTACCGTTACTAGTTAATTTAATAATAATCTATGCTGCTTACAAAATGACTCCCCAAAAAGATAACATGCCTTTATCTAGAATTGTCAGCGAAGATTATATTAAAGAACTAGATTTGGTTCACTCACATATGTTAAACGATGGTAGAAGCGTTTTGTATGATAGATACCGTAATAAAAAAGCAGTGTTTTATATATGTGATTATTCAGCAAAAGTTTATTTAGAACTTATACCTGTACAAAACACAAAAGAAGAAGAAAAAGAAGAGCATTAATCACGAAGGAGAATGATTCATATGAAGGAATTAATTTATTTAGACAAAGATTTTTTACATTCATTTATCGCACAAACAAATGACGGTCTTATTACTTCAAAAAGTACTGAGATGCAAGAACAAAGAACTGAAACTCATCAGGAAGGTACAGGAGCCCAAGCAAGAGGTTTTTTAGAGATTCAAGGAGATACTGGAAAATTTGAAGTGCCACTGTTTCTAAAGTCACCATCAGCAAAAGCTACCATGCGTCTATCACCTGGTGAAAATCATTCAGAATCTTTCTCAATTGCTGATTTAGAGGCTGGAAAAGAAATTATTTCAACACAATTACATGACAATGCCTTAAATGATTTTGAAACATATCTCGATAAAGAAAAATTAATTTTCAATATAGATAACACTTCTTGCAGTTTAAGCTTACAACCTGGTACATATATTAAAACAACATCTACTTTTACAGCAATGAATTTTGAGGTTATTGAAAAGATGGTGGGAGAAAAATTTATTGAAATCCTACTTTATGGTGTTAGAGAGCAAAAAGAAAAAAGCATATTAGAAATAGAAAATGACACTAATATTAAGCCTTCCCAAAAGAAAACAGCTATTCAATTAATTAACAAACAATTTAAAGCTATGGAAGAAACGCAAACTTCACAATTAAAACAAGTACAACTTATGTTAGAGTATATAAACCAAACCGTATCAGCAAAAGCCTTTCTAAAAATGGGGAAAATTTTTATCCCATTAAAACAAATTTATCTACGCGAAACTATTGATGAATTAATATTTAAATACGGTCAAAACAATCCAACTATAAAGGCAACTTTAATTGGTAAAGTTACTAGAAAAATTTCTAATGACGAAACTCAATTCCCTGATTTTTCAAACGTAATGAGCCAAAGCTCTCAAAATATCTTCAATTCATTTTTAGGGCTACCACTAGGGATGCTAAGTAATTTTGATGTACTTACAACTGATGATGTTGTAGTATCCCCTGTTGCTATTTATTTTGAATAA